CATTAACAACAACAACAGCGTTGCCAACAAATGGAGTAGAAGTATTTTTACAGATAATTAAATAATTAATACTTAATTAAAATTTATGGCTTTTACTTGGTTAACAGGATTTACAGTAGATGGGAATGTAGGGATTGGAGCAACTAATCCTGGAGCTAAATTAGATGTTGTTGGTCCATCTAATGGCGCTACAATTTTAAAATTACAAAGAAATGGAGTAGGAAACGGATATGCTTTTGGTATTAGTGATATAGGAACTGGAGGTTTACAATTATTTACTACAGCGTTAGGCGATGATAGTGGTTTCGTATGGCAAACAAGACAATCAGGCGGATCTGTTGTAGAAGCTCTTTTTATAGCTCCTGATGGCGACGTCGGTATTGGAACGACTACTCCTGATGGTGATTTAGAAGTTATTACAAGCACAGTTGTTAGTGGAGCATCAGATTCAGTTAATAATGTACTTATAGGTTTGCAATCAGCAAATAGACCTACTATAATATTAGATACAGCAGATACTACATACACAAATAGAACTTGGAATATAACAAATGTTGGTTCAGCAGGTAGTTTATTTATCGGCAGGAATGGACTTGATGTTATGGTAATGGACAATGCAGGAGCTACAACTTTTGATGGAAATGTAGGAATAGGTTCAGCACCTGTTGGAAATCCAGGAACAAAATTTTTATCTGTTGGAACAGCAGGTTCAGTAGCAGGTGGCATACAATTATGGGCAGCTAATACTCAAACACATTTTTTACAATTTGGAGATGCTGCAAGTGGAACAGGTTATTATAAAGGTGCTATAAGTTATAATCATTCAACAGACACTTTAGCATTATTACAAAATGCAGTAACTGCTTTAAGTTTTACAGGTACTCAGGCAGCAACTTTTGCAAATGTTCCTGTTGTAGGAACAATGGCTGCTGGTAACAATACTACAAAGGCTGCGTCAACTGCTTTTGTTACAACCGCTGTGGCTACAAGTGTTGGAGATTACTTACCATTAGTTGGTGGAACAATGATTGGTGATACTTTTCATGGTGATAATATAATAAGTTACTACGGAAGTAGTAATGATTTTATTATTTTGCATGACGGTAGTAATGCTTATCTTAAAAACACAGTTTCAGGTAATTTATACCTAAGACAAGATGTTGATGATGCAGATATAATATTTCAATGCGATGATGGTTCTGGCGGAGTTACCACATATTTAAGTTTAGATGGTAGTGCTGGTAATATGAAAGCTTCAAAAGATCTAAGATTTAATGACGGTATTCAAGCTCAGTTTGGAACTGGTGCCGACTTAAAGATCTATCACGATGGTAGTAATTCTTATATTGAGACAGCGGGTCTTGGAACAGGTGATATAATAATTTCACAAAGTATTGATGACAAAGATATTATATTTAAGTCTGATAATGGATCAGGTGGTGTTACTCCATATTTAACTTTAGATGGATCAATAACTAAAACAATAGCGTCAAAAGATATTCATTTTGATGGAGCTATTGGAGCAACTTTTGGAAGTAACGCAAGTCCAAATATAGTAATACGCTCAGGGATAGTAACTGCCACAACTTTTTCAGGTGATTTAAACGGTACAATAAATACAGCAACTACAGCTGTAACACAAGCCAATGCAATAGATAATACTACAGTAGCTACAACTGCTTATGTAGTAAATAAAATAGCTGAATTACCAGCAGGATTAAATTTTTTAGGCACATGGAACGCAAGTACTAACGATCCAACTTTAGTTAGTGGTGGAGGCGAAAGATCTGAAGGCACAACAACAACTTTAACTGCAAACAAACTAATAGATTCATCTGCCACGTTTACAACAGCGCCTGCTGTAGTAGTAGGTGATAGAGTAAGAGTTGTAACACCAGCTGGACCTGAGTTTGCTCTTGTAACAGTTGTTAATAGCGCTACTGAATTAACTTTAGCAGCAGATATAGTAACAGCCACAGGTGAAGCTTATATATTAGAGGTTGCACCTTTTATACCAGAAGGTAGTTACTACATAGTAAGTACTAACGGTGCTGAAGATTTAAATGGAATCACTGACTGGAAAGTTGGTGACTGGGTTGTAGCCTCAAGCACTAACGTGTGGCAAAAAATTGATAATTCATCTGTATTAGATGGATCTGGTGTTGGGCAATCTGTAACTAAATGGGATGGCTCTGGTACTTCAAATACTTTAACTAATGGCCCAATAACATTCAGCACAAATGATTCTACTTTTGCAGGGAATGTAACTATGACAACAGCACTTGCTGATACTATTTTGAAAATTGCAAACACAGCAAGTGGTGGGACAGATTGGAAACTTCATAGCGCAAGCGGTAGTTCTCCTTATGCTGTTTCATCAGGAGATTTTCTTATTAGAAATGCATCAAGCACTGTTTTAAATTTACAAAATAATGGCAATGCAATTTTCTCAGGTAATGTAACTTTAGCGTCAGCAAGTCCAGTTTTAAAAATAGACGCAACAAATCTTGGTAATCCAGAAATATATTTTACAAGAGTAACTGGTGATGATCAAAATGCAAAAATTAGGTTAATGAATAACCGATTGCAATTTGAAAACGAAGGTGATCCAGATTCAGATTTTCTATTCCAAGGAAGAGCAGCTGGTTCAGGTGCTTTAAGTGATTTTCTTAAAATAGAAGACACAGGAATAGTAACAAATGGAGGAACTTTTGCAGGAAATGTATCAATTACTGGTAGTACAGGAACACCATCACTTTCTGTTCTTAATTCTTCATCAGGTGGAAATAATGAAATATTTCAAAGGTGGCAATATGTACCAGGAAATACAAATTTTAGATTAGACTTAACACAAAGAGAAACAGCTGGTCTTGTTAAATATGCTTTTGATTTAGTTAATAATGGAACCGCTTATAATAGTAATTTAGTTTTAGACAGAGGAAATATAGGAATAGGAACGGATAGTCCTGATACTTTATTACATTTAAAAAGCACTGGTCCAGTTATTACATTACAACGTAATAATAATGGTAATGCTGCTGGGGCTATAAATTTTGAAGGAAGTGACGGTGTTTTAGATTGGCAAATAGCTACAAATTTTGTTGTAGGACTTGGTTTTGAATTTAACTATGCAGGTAGCAATAAAGTTTATATAGAGGCTGGCGGCAACGTTGGTATTGGAACAACTTTACCTAGTGAAAAATTAGCTGTTGCTGGTAATATAATTGCTGATAATATATTTGCAACATCAAAAATTATTAATGGGGATACTAGTAATGCTAATCCAAATTTATTTACTCAATTAGATATAAAAATAGCTAATCAAAATGATATATACGGAAATACAGCAAGAGTTGTAATATCTCAGTACGAAGCTACATATACTCAAGATGGAACTACAACTCAAGGCGGAGGAACTATAAGATTAGATCCTGAAAGCACTATGACTCCTGGAGATACTTTTACAGCAAGTATTTACTATAAGGACTTGGTAGGAACTCTGTCAATGGACATTGTAGACACAAGTGTAACAGGACCTCATACTTCAGCGACTGGAACTGCTGCTGCTCCAGCAAGCGGTAGAATATATGGTACAGTTGTAAAACCAACAACAGCCCCATATAACGGATATAATTTTGTAGATATTAACACTAGTGTTAGCTCCGTTGTTACCTTGCTAAATCCTAAATTAGAGACTGGTAAGTTTCCTACAGAGTTTGTAGCTACTACGGAAGAAGAAAGTGTACCGCAAACTTTAACTACAAATGATATAATAGCTACTGGTAATGTTGGTATAGGAACTATTAGTCCTGACGCTCTATTAGAGATTGCAGGTTCTAAAGAAGCAAGATATTTACAAGTTGATGCAATAGCAGGATTTGCAGGTTTAGGTAGTGGATTGGCTGGAATGGTTGAATTTACAAATGCTGGAGATGGTAACAATGTTGTTATAAAAACAAATAATTCTGTTAGAACTGATGCTGCTCCTTTTTCAGTATATACCGCAAGTATATCAAGATTTGTAATAAGGAATGATGGTAACGTTGGTATTGGAACAGAAAGTCCTTCATCTACTTTAACTTTAGGGAATGCCACAGGTAATGTTGCCGAGTTAAGAGTTCTAAGGTCTAATTCAATTTCTGGTACTTATGGTTTTATAAACACTACTGGCGGCACAGCTCAAATAGGTGGTTCTAGTGACACAAGGATTATAGCTTCTGCTGGTCGTTTATTGTTTAACACTAACAATAATGACGCAATAAGTTTAGAAGCTAATGGTGAATATAGACTTAAGCTAGGCTCTTCAACAACTGGCTATGAAGCATCAATGGATAACACTAATACAGCTTATCGAATATTTGGCTCAAGATTTGGAGGTACTGGTAAATACGTGGCAATATGGTCTGATGGGGCTAATGAAAACACTAGATTTTATCCTACTAAAACTGTTTTTTATAAAAATGTAGGAATTGGAACGGATACTCCTGGTCAAAAACTTCACGTACATTCTACTAGCGGAGACGCTTTGGTAAGAGTTTCAGGAGATAATATATTAAATAGCGGTGGTGAAATAAAAGGATTTAATAATGGATTTGCATTTAATGTAGCGCCAAGTGGTGGTGGCACTTATGTTGAAAGAATGCGTATTAACGGGCTTGGTAACGTTGGTATTGGAATTACTGGGCCCTCTGGTAGATTACACGTAGCTGACGACGATGGGCCTACTTCATTATATATGACGAACACTGATACTGCTCAAACAGGCACTGGATCTGTTCAGAATCAAATTATAATGAAAGGTTTATACTGGAGTGGTAGCTCAAGCCAATTAATAGAAACAAGAATAAATTCTGTGCATCAACTAGCGAATGGAAACGGTGGATCGGCACTTACTTTCATGACTCAAACTGGAGGGTCTGGAGCTGTAGAACAAATGAGAATTGACAGGAACGGCTACGTTGGTATTGGTACGGATAGTCCTGATGAAAAATTAGATATTCAAGATGGTTATTTAAAATTTAATGGTGGTGATTATGGTATAAAAGGATCTAACTCATTAACGTATAATGCAGTGTCAGACCATTATTTTTTAACTAGCGGTAGTACTAAAGTAACTATTAAAGCAGGGGGACAGGTTGGTATTGGAATAACAACAAATACTACGATTCCATTACACGTTAATCAAGTTGCTTCAGGTACAGTAATTAAAGCACAAGGTATTGGAGCAACAATTGAAATACAAAGTGGTACTGCAGGTAATGCAACTTTATATCAAAGACCAAATGCAACAGGAGATAAAGAAGCTGAATTTAGAATGACATTAGGCTCAACCTATGGGTGGAGCTGGATAGATGACAATAGTACGGTCAATTCAAGAATTAAGTATATGAAATTGCAACAAAGCAATGGAACACTTACAGTAAAGGGAGATATTGTAGCCTATGGTTCACCTTCAGACATTAGATTAAAAGAAAATATTAAGCCTATAGAATCAGCTTTAGATAAAGCAATGAAACTAGAAGGTGTTACTTTTGATTGGAAAGAAAAAGGTATTACAAATTTAAAACACGACATAGGATTTATAGCTCAAGATGTTAAGAAAGTTTTACCTGAACTTGTAAGAGAAAATGAAGACGGTATGCTATCAATGAGACATCAAGGTATTACACCTATACTTCTTGAAGCTATAAAAGAATTAAAAGCTGAGATAGAAGAATTAAAAAAGAAAATTAAATAATGGCAGTACCAACATCAGGTGCGCTTAACATGCTCAACTTAGCAAGGGAAGCGTTATATGGAACGTGGGGATCAGGAACTATTACTGGTCCTATATCTTTATATGATATGGTAAATGGTGGAAATACAAATGGATCAGGTAATTCTTATCCAACTGTAAATACTGGTTGTACACCAAACCCAGCAGATAGAGGT